CCTTACCGTCATCGCTTTGGATGACAATGCCGGATTTGGTTGTTTGTTCGCCCATATCCATATTATAAACTAAGATATCCTTAGGCAGGGGGCGTACCTGCATTTGTCGTGCTTCGAATTGTGTGGCCATCTTTACCTCATTTTTTATTGCCGCGAGTTGCTACTTCTTCACGCAATGCATTTGGGTTCTGGGCATAATAATCTTGTAAAACCTGTTCTCTAGTTCTAACAATTTTTCCACCTTCACCTAACTCGTCACCGCGAGCATTTACTTTCATATTTCCTACTGCGGGAGTTTTTTCAAAACGTAGACCCATTTTTTCCATGTCTACTTCTTTACCGCGCATACTCATATATGTTTTACCCATTTTATATCTCCTTGAAGAATTCTTCTATTGGTAAATTGTATTTAATACTATCTATCTTATGTACCCCTATCAAATAGAGTACGTAACTTGCTACAGAACTTCCACGTCCTACACCCCAAACTACATTGTTTGCCCTAAGAGTATCTACAATATACTTCATAACATAGAGTACATCAGACATACCGTACTTAATGTAAAGTTCTAGTTCCTGACTTACTCGATCTCTTTGTTCATCAGTTTCGCACATTCCGTAGAGCATTTCTACAAGATTTGGATAATAATCGTCGGGAATGAACCAGTGTTTTGGATTTATTTCTTTAGGTGGTATTGGATAATGCAGATGTTCTTGATGTATTCTATTAACGTATTGAGTTAGATCATCAGAACAGGGGCAATGTTCCAAGATATCTGGACCGTGCCTTAATATACCTTCTATAAGTTGTTCTGTTGTGTTATTAATCGACATTGATCAATTGACCTAAATCACCATCTGCTTGTTTCAATTTTTGTAGATGCCTTTTGCTGAGCTCTTCTTTATATATTGTAATACAAGTTGATAGTTGTGTCAATAGATCTGCGCTGCCTAAACGTGCGGCAGCGTAATATTTTTTGTTCAATTCAAGAAGTTTATTTTCAACTTCTTGATCTTTTAGATTGGTTAAATCACCAATTAGTGGATGAAACATTAGCTAAATTGGCCAACATAGTTCATAAAGAATGTGTCTGGGCCGTGTCTCCAAATTTCAACAATAACAGGATCTACATCTGATAACGCTTCTAGATCATACGCTCCTCCAACAGATGGAAAATTATTTTTCTTCTTTTGAGTAGCACCAGTTCCTGATAAAGAAAATGTAATTTCTCTTGGTGTAAGAGCATCGTTAGTGTACAATTCTAATGTAACTTTACCAACTGATGTCGAGTCAGCTGGAAAGCCTGTTAAATTAAATGTTGCATTATCACCTAACGTAATGATTTGATATGCGCCACTGGCAAATTCAATATCTACTATTCCGCTTGATATTGCCAGTTCGGATGGAATTATTACATCTGTTGTGTTAACAAACATCGCATTAACGATCTTGTTTCCAAAAAATTCATTATCCTGGTCAGTTCTTGCAGCGTTTTGTTGTAGATCTTCAATTTCACTTTTAGCTGCTATAAAGTTATCTTTAATTTGATTAAAGTTGTCACGAAAAACCTGTGTATCGTTATCCTGCCCAGCTCTAGGAAAGTTTTCGTTAATTGCTGCGTAATTAATGTTGCTTGTCACGGTAATTTTTCTCCACGTTGCGGAAATGCAAGGTATTTATCCTCTATCACTCCGTCTATAATATCTATTACATATCTATCTGCTTCAAAATTAATTGTTTTAAAATCAAACCCGCTGGCTTTAATTCTTGATAAAACTGAAGCAGATGCGCCTGGATTACAATAGCACAATGGAAGTGCTTTTGTATATCCTGTTTCGTAGGTTGATTGGTCTTGAATACTCCTCATCCAAAGAGGTAAAAATTCTCTGTCGTTGTCGCCTACAGTCTTAATTCTATTTCTCATATTTTTAATAGAATTTGGAAATATACGTTGATGGTCACTGTCACTAACTAACGGAATATCGCTATCTATTTTAATAGCATCGTAGCTTACTAAGACTTTACTTTTTATTGTATTTGATAAGTTTATGGTATCTTTAATACTTTTACCATTTTTTTCAAATTCATCAACTATTTCTACATAGATTAATTCGTAGATTGTTTCTTGAGTAATAGGATCTTTAGCCTTTACAATTTTTAAATTTCCAAATTTTAATTTTTTATTGTAGTGATTTCGACTGATTGCCTGGACATATTTTACAGCCTCAACACTTTCAATGCCTGCAAACACTAACACTTTCAATGAAGTTTGAACTCCAAAATTTTTATCTCCATAACGATATAAATCGTCCGGTTTAAAAATAGTAACATCAGTTATAAAATCGTACCACGCCAATCTCTTTTCTTTAGTTTGAAATGCTTTTAGATAAAGATTAGCAAATGTTTTTGTATTATCTGATATTACAGTAAAATAAAAAGTCTTATCGAGTGTGGCAAAATTTACAGAATCTCTAGCTCGAATTGTAAATGTAAACTTCTTGTCAAAGGTTGTTGTTCCTTGATCCCAAGTTCCACTAAATTCTCTACTTAATGTAGAGCTGTCTTCAGCTGAATCTGTTCTTTCGTAAAATCTTGTTAGACCATCTCCCGCATCATCGGCAAATTGTTTTACTTTTCCTTCAATAAGCCCAGTAGGATAGAATGTTAATCCTGGCGGCAATTTTCCACTGACCCATTCGTAGCCTATGTGTCCTCCGTAGAGTAAACTTTCTGCCTCTACAGATAATCTGCTAGGCTGATTTGGTTTAATAGTTCCTAAGTCAGAATCTGAAATCCAATTAACAGCACTTTCGATCTCTCCAATAACATCAACTGTAAATGTTTTATCTGCATACGCTGTTCCTTGGAACCAATAACTTACATCGGTTGGTAATCTATTTTTATGAGCAGTTATACAAACATAGATGTTATTTTGAAATTCTACAGCATCGTTTATTGAATATGTTATACCGGAATTCCAAAGACCTTTATATGTATAATTTGTGTAGGCTAGAGTAGATGAAAAATTAGTAGCCCTAATTGTAAATTGATATGTTTTGGTTATCCTTGCCTGATACGGTACCTTCCCTGCAATCTCTCCGGTCATTGTGTCAATTTCAGTTCCGGGAGGCAACACACTTTCACTGTTATCTGGATTTGTTGGAACAAGAAAATATACAGTAGTACCAGTTAATGTCGGCGGATTATAAACATCTAAAAATATAATTACATAATTATTTGCTCTAAAACGTCCTAGATAACTTTCAGTAATCCATAACGGAAGTCTAAAACTACTAGCGTCTGCTTGGAATAAATTTGTATCTACTTGTACAATACTGTTATCTGCCTGTAGAAATTCTTCAGTGACAACATATATTTTAAACAATCTAGTCTCGGTATAGATACCGTCCGATATTCCTACAACAAAATTATATATTCTACTTAATCGTCTCGGGGTTCTGCTTGGATCATTGTAATCATAGGTTACATCGTCGTAATAAAATGTATCGTAACCGTTTGATTTAGCTTCTACGAAATCTAATGGAACAACGTCCAATGGTGCTGTATCGTATCCCCCGTAAGGATTACCGGAATATTCTAAAGCAAATATGGGATCAGTAAATCCAGAAATTATACCATCTTTACTTAAACTTAATCCAGGAGGTAGTTCCCCACCGTTAGGGACTAGATAAAATTCTAAATTATCTCCTGCTGTTAAATCTGTATCTCTGGCTTCTAATTGAAAATTAACATAATCGTTATCGAGAACAAAATATGCTTCGCCTCTGCCAACATTTAAAAATCCTTCGTTGGTCAGCCAGTAGGGTCTGTCAGCACCGTCGATGCCTATGATAAAAGTTTGATCTTTTAAATCATTACTATCTTGTGCTCGAATAACAAATTTACTTTCTGTATATACTCTAACTTCTACAGGAGTACCTGTTATTGTATTTCCGGTAAGTTTTAAACCTCTTGGTAAACTTCCTGAAATAAGTGTAAAGGTGATATCCCCAACATCTGAAGATGCTTCAATTATTGTTTCTGATATAACTTTTTCAGGTAATATCCCTAAACTTCCTGCAGGTGTGATCCAGGTAATCATCTGGACGTCTCCTTAAACAAACGTGCCGCAGTCTAAATCAAAACGTCCCGGAATAGTAAATGTTCCAAAATCCATATTTGTCATAGCATATAGAAATTGCAATGCATTATTGTATTCACTGCCAATCGCACCAAAATCGTAGGAAGTTACAATATCAGTTACTGGAACAACAGTTTTAAAATAAACTGTAGATCCAAATGTTGAAACTTCAATATCATTTCTACTAGTAGTAGACCCGCTTGCAGGCCCACCACTTAATGTAATTTGTGTATGCGTACTGGCCAGCATTGAACCAGAATTGGTGTCAAATCTAATAAATGCGTCATCGGCAGTACTGTTAACAATAATAGCATTACCAGTATCGTCTAACATCATTTTATTACCGGATACTAAATTTTTAAATTGTAATTCTGGACCCACTTTTTCTTTAAAAATTCCATACCCAGTTGTTCCTATATTGGAAGCTGTGATTGTTAGTGACGAATTTAATTCTGAAAAATTAGCATTTACTTTCTGAAATGCTGTTCGTAGATCATCACCTAAACCGTCGTTTACTACATTACCGATGTTGATTGTCTGAATTGCCATAATGCGCTCTCTTTTGTTTTCCTGCTTAGTATTTATCGTTAAATAACATTCATATGCTCGATGATAAAATACACTCAGATAATGAATTTTGGATCAATTTAAAATGGCCTGCAGCACCTAACGAAGCGGATTTTAAGGTATTTGAGCAGTATTGTGTAGGGCAAGTTTTGTTGTTAGGTAGCACTAAATTGCTGTTACCGTTAGCAACAGAAGCGTGGGATTTAGAACCCAAGTATGTAGATCCTAAAATTAAGAACAAGGACTGGTTTACACTAAACAAGCACTGGGATACTATTATTATAGACGGGGGACTAGCGTTTGGAGAGCAGTTCTGTAAGGATTTGCTTAAACTTGTACTTCCATATTGTGATCGGTTTGTTGCCCGTGCTTTTTTAAATCCTAATTGGCCCACAAAGTATGCTGTCTACTTTCCTAGGGCGCACGAACTTAATCCACAGCCACAAGAACACCCTATCAACGAAGTTTACACATTTTATATATGGAACAAAAACCCACAATACTAGCTATGTATTCCGGCGGCCTAGACAGTCTAGGCATGGTCTACAAACTATTAACTGAAGATGAATACAAGGACCATGACATCCACATACATCACGTTCACAATAAAAATGTAGAACAGCGTTGGCGGGCTGAACAGATTGCAGTAGATCTTGCCACTAAAGAACTAAAGCGATTAGGTTTTGAATTTGCCTATAGTGAAAGTGAAATAGGCACACAACCTTTTGGCCGTAATTTCTTGTACGACACTGATAGTATGAACTTCTTTGCTGGCTATGTCTGTAGTGTAAATCCAGACATTAAAAAAGTTGCTATGGGTATGCAGGCCAATGATCATAATCAACGCTTAGAAGATCGCCGTATTCGTGCTAACAAAATACTACAGGCATTTACGCCTGCAGAAAAGATATTTCCTGTAATGAACATGACCAAGCGTGAGATCTATGACATGTTACCAGAAACTCTGCGTAACATGTTTTGGTCGTGTCGTGTGCCTGTATACAGTGAAAAAAATATCACACCCTGTGGACGGTGTGATACTTGTCGTAAACTCAAAGAGCAGGGTATTCGTTAAATCGCGCCTGGATAGTTGCCAACAGTACTAGCCCAAGATGATCCTTCACCATTGCTACTGATGCGTAGGTCGTTAATCTTGCCAACGTATCTATTTTGAGTTCCTATATTTGTAACGGTAAACGTCCCTATACCAATAAAGGTCTGCGGTGGTACTTGTCTAGTTATAAAGGTCTGTTGAGGAGTACCGCCATTAAGCACCATAATCGTATTGGTATTATCATAGTTCAAATAGATATGATTCCAGCGAGCTAGATTTACGGGCAAGGGCGATGTTAAAAAGATGTTACCACTGCCGTCCCATATCCTGCCTCTAACATAACCGCTGGCATCAATCTCTAACATAGAATAATGATAACTAAAATTTTCAACACCAGTATCCTGTTCTGTCATTAATATCCTATTAGCCGCTAAGGGTCTAAACCAAAGGTTAATAGATATATTATTACATGTACCTACGCTGGTTGTGACCACATAACTGTTGCCATTAAAAGGATACTCTCCAGGAGTATTGAACCAAGAACTGTTAACTCCGTTGAACGAAAAGCCAGCAGGTAAAGTATTTGCTATGCTATCCGTTGTACGACCTACGCTTGCTGATAGTTGAGTAACTGGCATCTTAGTCCTCGTTTATAACATCATTAGCAGTCAACAACCAACCGTTACTGCTAATCTTCATCAGTGTAGCAGTCTGTATACCCTGGAAACTCCAAGTGCTTGGATTTTGATTTCCGCCAGTGGTCCAAATCTGAGGAGCATTAAGATCACCATAACTTTCTGGTTGTACATAAATTTTATATCCGTTTCCTGAGATACTGTTTGTGTTTATCAGTGTAATCACTGTGCCCACTGGGAATGGAACATTGTCATTGCGAGGGACTGTGATATACAAGTGTTGAGCGTAACTAGTATTAGGTACAGTTTGGTTGATAATAAATCTACCACGGTCACTTAACTGTAGTGTATAGTTCCAACCTGTTTGCGAATCAAATCCTGTACTTGGAGGAATGTCGCTAGGGTTATGATCCAGCACATTACCATCAGCAAAGGTAATAGATTCTACACCAACTATACCATTTGGTATTTCGTTTAGATTAACAACCCTTTCTTGGAATCTCCATTGTGATAGTGCGAGTCCAGTAACCTCAATATCTGTTGATGCTGAACTGGTTTTCGCTTCAATGCCAAGAGTCAATAGGTCATTTGTAGCCCAGTCCTCTTGTAACTCCCATTTCTGATCAGCGTGTGTCTTGATTTCCCAAACATTGTTAACAGGTGTAAATTCATCTGTAGTATCCATGGTGAACATCACAGCGTTGGTATTACTGACGCTAAACAAGTTAGAATAACCAACTAGAGTTGCCTGCCCTTTACCTAATACAAAGTTATCATAAGGATCACCACTGTATTCAATGTTTATGCTTTCACCACCGTTGTAGTGCATACTTCTGCCCCAGACTGGCTGTAGGTTCGAAGTAAATTTGTTTAACATAAAAGCACCATATGGGCCAATCCAAATAGCACCACCTGATCCGCCAACATAGACCTGCTCATTACCGTCAAGATCTATTTCTAGTTTTACATGAGGATTCAATCCCCACATGCCTGTCGCCGCTATACGACTCTGTAGTGCGCCAGTGTAGTCTAGTTTGTTCAGTGTGCCTTGATTGTAAGTGGTTGTAGCATATATACTGCCGTCTACTGTACTGACTGCTAGACTGCGAACTCCCTGTCCGTCTGCTAGAATTCCTTTGAGCCAACCAGTTGAACCATTGGTGTTTAACTTCCAAATAAAACTATGGTTGGTAGGTGTACCATCTATGTAGCCGCCAACCAGTAAACCACCAGCAGGAACTTCTGCTACAGTATAGGCTGTACCGCTTCCGTAGTTAACCGCTGGATCTAAATAGCGTGTCCAACCGCTGGTCCATACCCAAGGGCGAGTATTTAAGTGTCTTGAAATAGTAAATGTACCGCCAGTAAAGTCAACACTACCGTAACCCATAGCAAATCCCATGTCAAGTCGTATGGTCTTTCTAGAAGCAACTCCAGTTAACACACTATTAGGACCAACTAGAGCATCTCCTGACACCTGAGCAAGGAATGTTAGATCGTTACCGCTGGCAGTATAGAAAGTGGCCACGCTGATGTTGATGTCTGAATTGTCAATGACCACATTCCAATAACCATCTTGGCTGTCTACAATGCTGACAACATCTGCTGGAGGATGTGCGTTATAAGATACAGTATATGATGCCCAGTTTAGTTGATCATATAAACTAGGGTAATCAATCTTACTGAACTGTACCATAATTCGACCTGATGCTGGATTGACACTAAATGGAGTAGCAGTTACGCTAGATCCACCGTCAACACCACCTAGTAGGCTACCTGGTATTTTAAGTTCGTCGTTGGAATTGTATCCACTACCTTGAGTGGTAACAGTGAGATCACTGTATGTTCCGCCACCGTTATAACTTACAGTAACTCTAGCAACGCCTCCAGCACCGCCACCAGTAACAGTAGTTATAGGTACATCACGATACATGCCTAAGCCAGAAGTTAGATATTGATCGCCAGTAATACTAGTACCTGTCATATACCAGTCACCGTTGGTTTCTGGGTAAATATTCTCTAACTTTGTCTGTGCCGATGGTAATTCAATAATACCTACACCAGTGTTGCCAGTGGCTGTGATAGTACTGGATACCAATGTTTCACCCCAGGTTTTACCAACTACAACCCAACCAAGTGTTGAGTGGTATATCATACTAGTAGCACGAACAGTATTGTCTGTGTCGTAAATATCTGTGGTAGATTTAACTTCGCCGGTGGTGCTGTTTTGAACCACTAGTTTGAGATATGAAGTTGTTCTACCATTGTTGGTTTTTACTGCCGAGGCTACTTCACCGTTGTGGTAAGCAATGGCCTGTGGTTCAAAGCCTGTTATAACTGCGCCTTCGCTATAATTGCTCCAGATTAGATTGCCATCACGGCCATACTTGCTGATAATAGCATCAGCTCTCTGGCAATGTTCACCGCCTACATAATAGTCACCGTGTTCGTCAACAGCAATACAATCAAACGTTAGGTCGTTGGTATTGCCGTCTGAATTAACGTTGTTTCCGTCACCGTAGACTGCGGCCCAAGTACTGCCCTTGCGATTAATGCGTAGGTTACTGCTTTCAACACTGACATCATTTTCACTGTGTAGGCGTACACCTGCGGGTGCTGTACCTGCTTCTTTGGCAGAAACATAGTTGCTGTCAGTGCCTAAGAACAGTTCTATTTCGCCAGTATGTCCTGACATGTGGATGTGTTTGCTGTCTATTACAGG